TCCCTTTCCAGCAGGAATAGAATAACCTGCAACCAGATCCTGGTCAGTATAACCACTAAATGGAATGAATCCATTATTATCAGGTTGCTTCTTAGGTAAAAGGAGTTGATCGTTATTGGGAATTGTTCCTATTTGAATGGGGTCTTCTTTTTTGGCTGGATTTGCCCATATGCCCCATACTTTAGATCCTTGAGTAACACCTATAGACAGACCTGTTCTCTTGTGTCCAGATCCAGCATTGGATCCACCAATTCTAACCCAACGGAGATCTTCATCCGCTAATTCCCTTTTATCAGGAGGATCAACTCCCTCAATACGAACTCTTACACGATAACCCCAATTAGCGAGTCCACTTCTGTCACCAACAAGCTCCTCATCCCTAGGCCAGGTCTCCCTAGGAGCAACAATACCCTGCCAATAATTGTAAGGTGTACCGCTGTCAAATAAACCGCCAAAAGTGAACTCACTCATTTACTTCAATTATCGTGCATTTTACATTCGGGTGCGCCAGGTTCCATTTCACAATAAAGTTCTAATGGACTTGGGTCGTGATGATCGCCTGCTGCGATCTCTTCCTTATGGTTCTCAGCGTATACCTCCAACTCATGTAATTCCTCTTCTACATGACGACGTTGCTGAGGGGAAGTCGTAGGATTCTCAAGGATCTCACGATCCTTTTGAATGTGAGCTTCGATGTTTTCCATAATAGTTGATGGATTTAATTGTATTTATAGGTATTCTAGGACAATTCTAGGTAATCGTCAGGATTAAAGTTAGGATCATCATACCCAGCATCAAGATCAACATCAGTATTTGAATACCTTGTGCGATCAATCGTCTGGGAGTCATCACTGGACGGAGTATTTAATCTACTTACTAAGTCCTTCTCTTCCTGAACATATCTCTCAATTTCTGATTGAGAGAATGGATTTACAGAACCTGTGCCAGGCAAAGCTCTTCCAGTATTACCCGTAAGACCAGTAGCACGATTACCCGTAGGTGTAGAGCTGCTACTCTTATTTGGTTGCCTTCCGTAAGAATCCCTAATCAAGTGCATCTTAGTGTATGTATTCCTCGGTGTCAAGTGTGTACAAACATCTGATATAATATAAAGTCCACTAAGTTCTTGATCAGGTGTACCTTCTTTCTTTGAACTTTGCTCAGGTATATCACAATAAACAATTTGACCTGCTCTCAAAGAATAATCTCCAGGAATAGTAATCTCAATATTCAATGTAAATAATTTATTGTATGTCATCGAAGACTGTACAATAACATCTTCCAGAGTCAGATTAGATTCTGTTGCCTTTTCAACTTGCTCAGTAATACCGCCATCTGGCAATTCACCTTTTGAATCAATCTTACTAAAAGTTCTAGATACAAGACCACCATTAACACCGAATAGTTCTAAGAAGTCTTTAGCTAATTTTGGTACTTCAATACCACCATGCACTTTTTGCTCTTCTGTATCAATTTCCTGTGCTTTAGTATTGAAGATATGAGAATATGTATCAAAAGTTTCTAACTTGGACCCATATCCACCAGACTCAAGATTTTTCTTTACATTTATAGTATTCTCTGCGACGTAATCTAATATTTTAGCATCATATCCTGTTGGAAGATCCGTAGAGGAGTTGTAGATAAATGATTTATAGTCACCAGCATCATCAAATAAACCATCTATAGATCTAAAATTGAATCCCTCATAAGTTTCATACACCAAATATCCAGCAGAATTTTTAGATGCCTGAGAGACCCCTTTGGTCGCTATCTCAGCAAGTAATCTAAATGGTTTTTTTCCTTGTCCATTAAAGTTAAATGTGTTTGCTGTAGCATCTAATATAACACTCTTCCTAGTTTTAAGTATATCCTTAAAGATTATCTCTGCAGACTGACTAATCTCACCATTAAACCTTCTGTAAACTGTGGTTGCAGAGAAATCATTTGCGATAATCTCCAACGAACAGAGGTCTAACTGATAGATTGTATTCTCAGAGGAAGATAGAATGTTACGAATCTCAGCGATATACAATGCATTATCATCAGCAAACTTCAATTTATTGCCAAGATTATCTTCTATTGTTAGGTGAACCTTCTCGGAACCAGACAACTTCAATTCATGCAGAACCGTAGTTGCCTCACCTCCAGCGTCACTATGACCAGAGTCAGCGACAATGATACTAAACCTAACTGAACTATCTAAAATACTCTCATAATAATCGCATACGACCACACCAGGACCAATGTCCGCACTTTTACCATTCTTATTAGAGAAGATCTCTAATTTATGAATATTTCCCGATTGTGCCGTCTGATTTGGTGTAGACTTTGCCATTATCTTTATGCTGGTTGTACTAACTCTCTAACAGTTCTAGTTCTCGTTCCTCTTCGTGTCTGAACTTGTCTGGTGACAGTTCTGTAAACTGGAACTTCCTTCTCTATAGCAACTACTTGTGTCTGAGTCTGTTCATAACTAGCTCTGTCTGCTATTTGATCAGCACCAGAACTTGGTGGGTTAGAAGCAATTTGAGGTTTTAATTCTCCTGCTCCATGTGTATTTACCCATTTACCAGGGTCAACATAACTGCTGAATTGTCCGTTTGCTGCAGGAGCAGAGGTCGATATCTCCCAATGAAGATGAGGAGCATATCTCGTCAAACTACCAAAACCAGAACCACCAACATTGGCGAGTAATGCACCTGCTTTAAATTTATCACCAGGACTCAAACCAGGTGGTCTATCAAGGTGCCCAAAGAAGTGATATGCACCATGCTTACTATCCTTCCACACAATCCAATATCCATATCCAGCATCCGCTCCACTACCCAGTTGCTTATTTACATGAGTCACTTCACCATCCAGATAGGCATACATTGGTGTTCCAGAATCAGCACCAATATCATATCCTTTATGATCCGAATTAGTACTTTCCCTATATCCCTTACCAGATGTAATTTTAATACCACCTCTGGATGCCTGATCTTGAATATCTGACTGAGCAAAAGGACTGTATGAGATATCTAATCGAGTACCTTGCTGACCACCATATGCAACAGTTCCAGATTGTCCCGTCAATCCTACGAGTTTATCAGAACCACTTATTGTTCTACCAGCAACTGTTGGAGTAGAACCACCAGTAGTGGTAGTGCCAGTAGTGCCAGTGGCAGATGCAGTACCTTGAATCACTCTATTTGTGTTTGCTGCTGTTGATTTAATATCATTAAATACTCCGCTAGTTTGCGAACCAACATCACGCACAAATGCAGTCTCAAGTTGCCTAGTAATATCTTTTAATCTACGAGTTCTTTCTGCAGGTGCCTCAACTCCAACAATACTACCACCAGAAGCAAGTTTTTGTAATAATAATCTAAGCATTCCCATTGGAGCGGGAAGAGCAGCATCAAAGAAGGTAACAAGATTCTTTGCAATATCAGTAACTGCTCTCCTGTCTACTTTCTTACCAGTAAGTAAATCCACACCAAGAGACATGATCTTGGAGATCATGGTGTTATTTCTATCACCTAATCTCTTTCTTACCTTATTAATAAGTGCAAGAGGTCCTTCCTTTTTAATTCTTCCAAAAATCTTCTGGAAGACGTTTGGTTCTGCTCCTTTAGATTCAACTGCACCATCTGCTGGTGTTGTTCCAGAACTACTGACAGAGAACTTACTCAATTTAGTTCTTCTAAGTCTCTCTAATTCTTTCTTGTCTCTTTCTTCGTCTTCACCAATTGTTCCACCCTTTGCCTTTGCCTCAAGACCAGCTTCCTCAACAGCACCTGCATCCTCCCCACCAGTAATAACATTGTACAAACTGACACCAATCTGGTCACCAATAACACCACCAATTATTCCACCAATAGCTGATCCAGCACCACCAACAAGCAAATTACCTACAAAAGGAACAACAGATCCAACAATACCACCAATGGCACCACCAAGGAATGTTCCCAGTGCTTGTCCAACACCAGCACCAACAGCACCTGCTGCTGCTTTACCTAGAGGTTCTTTAAGAATAAATGCCCTTACACCAAAGTCAATCAGTGGACCAACAATGGGTATCTTGCCAACAATTTTTCCTACACCTTTACCAAAAAGTTTGGTTCCTATTTTTTTAGTAACATTCTGTAAACCTTTTGGTCCAGTTTTTGGTTTTGCTGTTGGTCTTGGTCTCCTAGCACGCTGCTCTGCTCTGCTAAGAGGTTTACCCTCCAGCATTCTTCTATTATTTTGACCAAACCTTTGATTAAATCGACGATCACCATATCGTCTTCTATATCTTTCTTGTGCTCTCGCACTTACTCTTCTACCAGATCTATCAAATCCCCTTCTTGGTTGTGGTTTACCCTTTGGTCCTTTACCACCCGTGCTCAACATCGCTGCAATAATTGCAAGATTCATGAACTTAGTAAAGTTACTCTGAAGAGTTTCTAAGTTCTTTGCAGCATCTTCACCAAAAGTATCCTTTACAAAATTATTGACAGAATCAACTGCTTTATATCCAAGGTCAATAAAAGTCATCAATTTGTCAACCATCCCTATGGAAAAGTCAACAATAAAATCAAATACCTTACCAACTTGCAGAGTATTTGCTAACCATTTTAATTGAGGTGCCCAATCAACTAATTTACGCAGAATCAATCCAAGAATTATTTGGTTAACAAAATCCAAAAATCCTTGTATTGGTTTTGGTGCTTTAATCTTGTCTGGTCCACCAGTCAAAAAGTCGAAGAATCCATTCTTCTCATTTTCTTTTTCCTTCTTATTTCTCTTCTCCTTCTCTGTTCGTTTTCTATCAAGTTCAATCTTTTTACGTTGAATCTTAATAGTCTGACCAAGAATCTTCTTAATCTTAGTCGTAGACTCTTTTATGCGAATAGCTTCTTTAAGAAGAGGATCTTCAGGCGGATCACCACCATCAGGTTGTGCTTGAGGAATAGCAGCGCCAGAAGTTGCAGATGGGGGCGGTGCAACCATCAAAGATCTAGCAGATCTATTGTATGTTGTTGCAACAATAGATCCTGATTTAGCTCCTGGTAAAAACTTTTGACTATTGATTGCCATCTTAGTTTACCCCCAATAGTCCATAGATTTGAATATTCATCATCCTGGTACTATTTGGTAGTTTCACTTCAAAGTCTTCAATCTCCCTGTCACCAGATGGAGAAGATCCACCGCCACCCTGCTGTGGAATTTTTTGACTTATAGTAGTGACATTAACTCCTGCTTCTGGTGGGGGTGGTGGTGTCATACCACTCTTCGGTATCCTGGCAACCTTTGCTGGTTTAACCGTTGGTGCTGGTGCCACAACACCCGCAGTTGAGGTTGGAGTTACAGCACCAACAAATGGTGCCTTGGTAGACTCAGTAACTGTCTTAGTGTCTGGTTCTCCCATTGTTTCTTGATTGCCCTTCTCCATTCTCATTTTCGCTGCAGAGCGACCCATGGGTCTGGGTTTTGCCTTTGGTTTCTTCTCCTTATCTTCAGTTTTAGATCTGGACGCAAAAGATGTAGATCCTCTTTTATTCTTCTTATCCATCTTAGGATAATCTTTCTTTGCAATCTGAAGATCCTCAATTTGGAATACATCCAATCCTTCAGTATTCAACTTCTCCATTCCATAGAGATAATTTGCTACGTTTTGAATTCTTGGATTATCTGGTCCTGCGGGTCCTAAATCGTCAGGAGTAATATATGCATCTCTCAGGGTTTGCATCACTCTGCCCATGTCAATTTTGGGAGCAACTACACCACCACCCTGCATGAACGATAAATCAGATAATTTACTAAAACTAGGTATATTCGTTCCACCACCCGCTTTATTTAAATTTAAAAAGAATGGTGCTCCAAACTTATCAACTGCTTTTTTAGATATTACAACCTCACCAGGTTGAGCAACAATCATTTGAGTATCTTTTCCTGCTCCACGAACTCTCTTTCCAGTAGAGGATGTAACCTTACCACCAGCAGGTTGAGTTCTTCTCCTCTTCTTCATAGGAGGAACTTTGCCGCCACCATTATATCTACCAACTTGACCACCACCAGCAAGTGTACCAAGAACACTCATAGGATCACCAGTGGTGCCACCAAACTCTTGAGTGTCATCTAACTGCGACTTACCTTCTGCTGCACGTTCTTCATCGTTAGATGGTGTCAATGCTTGTTTAACTCCACCAATCGCAGCACCACCAACAACTGCTAGGGCAGCTGCTTTAAGAGGATTAGCTTTAATGAATCTGAGCAAAGCAGGAATACCCCTCTTGGCAAGGAAGAATGTGGTCTTAATTGCAGTTCCAACTACCTTCCTAACAAAAATACCTAATGGATTTGCAAACAAGAAGAATCCTGCAAGCAACGCTGGGAACCAGTCACCAATAAATCGCAGTAAAGAATCTATCTTCTCTTGATTTTTGGGATCAGAAATATAATCAACTAATTTAACTAAGATTCTTCCAAGAAGAACCTTACCAATGAAGTCCATTATCTGCTTAATAATGGGAACTGTTGGCGTTAATATCTTCTTAGTAAGATTAGTTACTTTCTTAAATGTTTTCTCTAATTCCTTCTCTCTATTACCCCTCCTTGTTTTCTCACCAATCTTACGATCCTTCGCTACCTGATTCCGTATTCCCTTGAGTTGATTTTCCATCATCTTAAGGATGGAATCACAAGTCTTGCGAATTGATATTACTACTTGTAAAAGGGTTGGTTTCCTTGGAGGTCTATTACCACCACCGTCTCCTGGTGGTAATAATGGCGGTTGATCTGGTGGAGAACCTGTAATAAATCCCGCTGCCTTTTTTATGGGTGATACTTCACCTCGATTGACAACCTTTTTATTGATCTTAAATCGACCAACTTTGCTTTTTACTCTTCTAAATTCGTTTGTAACTAATTCTGCTTCCTCAGTACTGACCTTTGAGTCAGCCATCCTAGCAGCAACAGACCATTCCTTTAAAAGACTACTATATGTTGCATAATCAATATCACCAATAAAGTCTAATCCTAGCAGTCTTAGGATTCTCTCATCAATCTCTTCTTCACCAATAGAATCTGTTTCCTTTACACCCTCATAAAGTTGTAAACCACCAGTCTTCTTCTTGGCACCAAGATCACCCATGGAGAGAAGATCATCTTCATCACCATATCCCTGAAACTCACCCTCAGACTCTGCTTGAGGAATGTCAGGAATTCTCTCTTCTGGAACCTTTGGTGGTGGTTTTACTTCTTTTGGTTTGCTCTTGTCTACAACGTAATATTCCCACAAAAAGAGACAATACTCATTAAAAGTACCATACTCCTTTATGTTTTGTGGTGTAATAATAGAAGGTGAAGGATAATCTTTCTCGGATTTATCCCACGCCTTTAAAAATATTGACTGTACCTTATCGTAATCTACATCATATGCGTCACCAATAAGAACTCTCGACCGTTCCATATAACTGGCAACGGACTGGCGGAATCCCTGTCTTCTCCTGACAAGTCTAGAATAAGGGATATATTCAGATAAAAAGTTTGGTAACTTATTTGCCATTAGCTATTAGATCTTGCTTGATCGGCTTTTAACTTCTCTTCTTCTAAGTGAGCCTTAAGCAGTTCAACATAAACTTCTCGCTCCCATGGAATTAGATTCTCAACCTCAGTTAATGAGTATTTATGGTACTGAAGTAAAGCAAAATTCAACTTATAATAATTCTCTAAATCCATGTGAGAGAGGGCTATCCGAAAAAACTGGATAATCCCTCAAGAAGAACTGTACTTTTGACTCCTGTAGATGGATTCTTAACTGGAACTTCATGAGACAACTTAGGCATAGTCTCAAAAAACTTCTCAATCTGTTTAAATTGAGATGAATTCATTTGCTCCAAGAAGTTCATAACTTCTTTTTTGGGAACGTCACGAACTACCCAAGATTCTTCTTCAGTAAAGATCTGTTCAATACATGTTGCAATTAGTTCAAATGATTGCTCAATACCAACCGTATCACTAAAGTCAAAATTATTCTTGATGAACTGATCAAGAGAGGGATACCCCATCTCCATCGCAACCTTATCATCAATCTTTATATTCTTACTATGATCAGAATTCTTCTTCACCTGAATCTCATCAATATTAATCTTTACAGGCACATAAGTCTGCTCATCATCAGGACAAAGAACATTAACTTCAATTTCTTCCCCAACAGACTTACCACGAATATTCAAGAACAAATATTCAATATCAAATGTAGGAAGTTTCTCTACACTAATTCCTTCAGTCTGAATGCAATTAGTAATTACAGTCTTAATTGCTGTTGTAATCTGCTTTGGATCTTCACTCTCTAAAGCGAGAACTAAAAGTTTTTCCTCACGAACAAGAAATGGTCTGTACTTGATTGTTTCACTTGTAGAAGGCAATTCAAGTTCATAGGTGGGAGCTGATATAGTAGGTAATGGCATAATGCAAATTCAGGTAGTGTTATTTATTAGTTGTCAGTCAATGGTGGAGTAAACTTCAGAGGAGGTACACTATAATTAAAATTACCTCCAGACAAGTTAAATGATGCGTCAGTATTTACAAGATTAAGATTAGGAGTATCACCAAAGGAGAATGGGGGAACGTCTGGATTTCCAGGAGAGAACGCAGACTTTGCCCAAGATGGACTATATGAAGGGTCAGATTTAGACTTAGTATTGGTTATAAAGAATCTTGTATAGTTCATAGACACGGTAACTTTAAGAAGTTGAGATGCATCATAAGTTACAGGTATCGTATTCATTGCCTTTGGATATGCATCAACAAAATGATATTCCAAAATATCATTAACTAAATTACGCCCATGCCCCATGTCCTTCTCAAATTTAACAATAGTCATAGAAGTCTTATAGTCATCAACAAATCTTGCTCTCTGTATCATGGGTTGAGCAAGGTCCCTATCATTTAATTCATTTTCACCAACAATAAATTTCATCCAGTAATCAAAAAATCTGATCTGGAGATAATTACTATCATAAGTTACCAAGAACGTTAAGTCAATTGTCTCATCATATAAACGACTATATGCATGTCTCTCAACAATGCCATGAAAATCTCTAGCAGTCTCAACAGTAGCAATACTAGATCCTGGAAGAGATGCTTCAACGCATGTCAACTCCAGAAGTTCCTTGTCTGCTTGAGGGGCAGAAGCAGGGAATAGTGCGGGTTGATTCATCAAAACAGAATAAACCGAAGTTTGAGCAGGGTTTAAAATCCTACTCTTCAACTTATTCATTGATACACCAGCATTTATACCAAGTGATCCAGAAGATGACATCTAAATAAAGATAATACGTCTATATTATATGTAGCCAACTTATGGGAGAAAGTATTAAGAGTCGGTACTATCCATCATATCCAAAAAAGTATAAGGGTGATGCCAAGAACATTATTTGCAGAAGCAGTTGGGAACGTAAATTTTGTGCTTGGTGTGATTTGAATGAGAATATTGTTGAGTGGGCAAGCGAAGAGTTCTGCATACCCTACGTATCCCCCTTAGATAGAAGAGTACATCGTTATTTTCCAGACTTCTTAATCAAAGTAAAAGAGAGAGGAGGTACAACCAAAACTTACGTTGTAGAAGTTAAACCAAAGCGTCAAACTCAACCACCAAAGAGACCCAAAAATAATAAAGCAACCAAGACTTTTATTAATGAAGCAAAAACTTATGAGGTGAATATTGCTAAGTGGAAGGCTGCTGTTGAATGGTGTAAAGATAGAAAGTTGGAATTCAAGATTATAACAGAAGACGAACTAGGAATCAAGTAATGACTCTTTTTGAAGATCTAAGAGAGGAGGTAGACATAGAGAATGGGAGATCCCCATTCTTTTATAGGAGAGCATTTCGTAGACTAACAAAGCGATATATGGCTCAACCAGACCTATTCATTAGGGATGAACGAAAAGATAATAATGAAGCAGAAGGAGATCGTGATAAAAATTTAATTAGAAGGTTTCCTAAACAAGGTCACTTGTTTATGTTTGAATACAGTTCTGACAAAGATGATGTAAGTGTATTTGACCCCTTCCCATTAGTGTATTGCATAAGAGTTGAAGGAACCTCGTTTACAGGGTGCAATTTACATTACATACATCCCATAAAAAGATCTAGAGTAGTACAAAATTTGCAGCGTGACTTATTGACATTACCCTATAATTCCATATCTAAATATAACATAGATCAAATTAAAGGTGTACTCCTAGACATTGCTGTTGACGAGTGGGTAACTGCCTCATCATTACCAATTGAAGATTTTGTTTCTATTCAAAACGGTAAACCACGTCCATTAAACGTCAGGGATATTTGGAAGAAGAATAACCAAACTTTTAGGAAGATGCTCAGGGGAGCAAGAATCTATAAAGGTTATGGTAAAAATGATGCAGACTTCAATTCACGATAAACATGGCAGAAAACGCACGCATAAGTAGCAAAGGTACATTCTTCAAATCTGGAAGTAATATTGAAGGTGGTGGCGAGCAGGTCTTTGTATCACCTCCAGCAAAACTAACAGGATATGTACCACCCTCACCAGGCGCTGTTGGAAACGCACGTCGTGGAAGAACAACATCTGTAAATTATGTTACTGTTGTTAATCCAACATCAGGCAAAACTGATGTTTACTTACAAGAATACAATCTCTTGGGTCAACGACAACCGCTAGATCCAGATAAAAAAATAGCATCTAGAAACTCTGATGGTTCATATGAACCAACTGAGTGGGCACAAAATAAAGATAATTTAAGTCCAGCAATATTAGATAGTCTAGTCAATAATGAACGAACTCAAAGTTCATTAGATAATACTAGAAATTATACCTGGGACAATGGCAAAACCCAGCAAAATGGAGGAACTCCCCCAACTGCTGTAGAAAAGGCAGAATTCAGAGGAGACTCACCAGATGAGCAATCTGGACAAAATCCAAATAATCCCGCAAATGGTGGGCAAGACGGTGATGATGGAACAAATCAATCTACAGATTTGAGTTCATCTCTTCAAACTGGAGATATTCAAGGTTTATCTGCTTCCAATGCTTCTCTTAAGGCAGATCTATATTACCCATTAAATTCTGCAAAATTAGAAACTGATTATATAAAGTTCTCAGCATTAGAATATAAACCAGCAAAAGTTAGTAACGCTTCATTTGCTGTTCAGTATACAGAGAATACTGTAATTGGCAAGTCTGTCTATCTACCACTTCAAGGTACTTTATCTGACACAAACTCTGTTGGTTGGAACGAAGAATCCCTGAATGCTGGTCAAATCGCTCAAGCTGGCATAGCAATGGGAACGATGCAAGATGGTGGTAAAGGTCTAACGAGCGAATTATCAAAAGCACTTGAGAATGCATCCGCCCAGGGAGGAGCGGTAAAGAAAGCAATTACTGCAGCGATTACAAACTCTATCATCGGAACCAATATACTCCCCAGAGAATCTAGAGCAATCTTTAACCCCAATACAGAACTTTTATTCCAAGGTCCACAACTAAGATCGTTCTCATTTACATTCAAACTAACTGCCAGAAATGAACCTGAAGCAGATGTGATCAAACAGATCATCAGATTCTTCAAGATCAATATGGCAGCTAAAAAAACAAAGAGCCAATTATTCTTGAAAGCACCTAACGTATTCCGTCTGGAATATATACATAAATCCGCTGAGAAACATCCTGGTATAAACATGATTAAGGATTGTGGTCTTCAAAGTTTTAATGTTGATTACACTCCAGATGGATCATACATGACGGTTGGTGAGAAGGGAACCATGTTCTCATATTCAATCAATTTGACCTTCATGGAACTTCTCCCACTTTACTCCACAGATTACGAAGAAGGAAACGCAAAGAATCATCCAATCGGTTACTAAAAAATGGCAAATTATTTCAGTCACGTACCATTTCTCGCTTACATATCAAAAGATATAGAAAAGAATTCTCTTAACGATTATACCGTCGTTAAGAACTTATTCAAGCGGGCAAAAATTCGTGAGGATTTATTCCAAAATATCAGCTATTTTGAAAAATATCAAATTATGGGCGATGAGCGTCCAGATCAAGTAGCAGAAAAAATATATGGTGATTCAACCTTAGATTGGGTGGTGTTATTGTCTAACAACATACAAAATCTTTATGAGGAGTGGCCAAAGTCTCAAATAGCATTCAATAATCACTTGCTAGAGAAGTATGGTAGTTATGAATCACTATACTCTGGAGTGCATCATTATGAAACTGTTGAACGTAGATCTGAAGATGGATATACTATCGTAGAGAGTGGTGTAGAAGTAAATGAAGGATTCTTCAAAGCACCAGAATATGAAATTGAGATGGACACCAGTGTAATCCTCCCATCAGAGATTCCTGGTGACTTTGCAGAAGGAACTGCGGAATATAATTCAGTATCTGGAGAAATTACAAAATTAACAATTACCAATGCTGGATCTGGATACACCAGTTTTGCTGAGGTATCTATTGCACCCCCACCAACACCAAGAATAGCAACGGTTAGTGTTGCATTGAATACCCCACCAGATGATAAAGAGGTTGGAGCAATAACCGTCATTGATGCAGGAACTGGTTACACATTCCAACCACAAATCACCTTCAGTGACCCCAAAGTAACAGTAACAGCAGAATTAGAAGCAACCATAGGTGCGGGTGGTTCTATTACGAGTGTTGGCATAACATCTGCTGGCGATGGATATACATTCACACCAATCATAACCTTCCCACCTCCACCAAACATTATCGAGAGTGCAATCTTCGTATCTGCTTCACCATTCACAGTCGAGAGTGGATTTGAAGGATTATTCTTAGACCCTCTCGGAAGAAAGTTATTTACCTGTCATGGTGCAAACTCATTCACCAATGGTGTTATTCAAGAGTATGCGCTATCAACAAGTCATGATATGTCAACGGGTACTCTCGTACAATCATTAACCCTTAACATTAATTCTCTGAATTTTCAATACTGCACTGGTATAGAATTCAAACCAGATGGTACAAGAATGTACGTCAGTGGTCTTACAAACTCTGGTAATAAACTGGCACAATACGACTTATCAACTGCTTGGGACATCTCTACTGCGACCTTGAATGGAAGCGTATCTATGCCTGCAATGGCAGGTATGAGAATACAGGATACTGGAGAACACATCTACATTCTAGACACTACAGATCCAGACAGTATTAAGAAGTACCAATGTACTGTGAACTGGGATATTACTTCAATGTTCCCACTACCAGTTCAAACAGCAAATGTTTCAACAATCTGTCAACCAAATGAGTCTTCAATACGAGGATTCTCATTTAAAGATGATGGTACAAAATTATATGTCTCTGGTACAGACAACAACTCAGTGTTTGTCATTACTTTAACAAATGCTTGGGATATTAGCGGACTGACTCTATTAGGTACTTTGAATGTTCAAAATGATAGTGGAGACTCAACACCATTAGATGTCTACACAAATCCATTTGAGACCTTATTCTTTATCGGTGGTGCAATCAATCGCAAAATCTACACTTATGACACCGACGTAACCGCCACTGCTACCGCAGAAGTTGGAATTGGTACAAGAGCAGAGACTATTGTTAACATTAACGTAACCAAAGCAGGTTCTGGTTACACAACCGCACCGTTACCAACTATCCAAATTCAACCACCAATTCCACATAGAACAGCAAAGGGATATGTGACCATTCAAAATGGTCAGGTAAAAGACATTATCATGCAGGATAGAGGATACAACTATAGATCCAACCCAACTGCACTTATTGAGGCACCTCTTCCACCAATTACCGCTGAAGCATTTGTTAAACCAGAAGGTGGCAAGATAGTTGAATTGAAACTCCTCAATCCAGGAAGAGGATATAATGCTGTACCACAACTATTCTTCAGTAAACCAGGACCACTATACACACCACAGGTGGATGAAGTTTACGAAAGTTTTGGTCAAGAATGGAAATTTGATGGTTATAACTGGAGAAAAAGATTAAGTTATGGAACAGTTTATTATGACGATAAAAGGAACGAGTTAGTTGAAATCCCTGGTAAATTAGCAGCAACAGCAATAACGAACTATCAACATGAAGAGAAACTAGAGAATGAGAAGAGAAATATCTTTGTCCTAAGACCAGAATATCTCGGTATACTCTTTAATGATCTCGATGATATCATGCCATACAAAAAAGGTTCTGAGCAGTATGTGTCTCAGAACCTTAAGAGAGGGGATAACCCTAGATTGTATGATTAACTCTCAGCGAGTTTTTGGAAGTAACTAAGAGCATCATCTTCTTCCTCAGTAGAGTCAGAAGAACTCTTTGCCATAATATCAGGAGAATTGAATCCACTATCTGAAGAAAGATTGTTAAGTTCTTGCTTCAGTTCTTTAGGAAGTTCAGACTCTTGTTGGCGACCACCAAAACTTGGAGTAAAGTTGCCACGCATGTTGTCTTCATCTTGAACTTCTTCGTCCTGAAGACGAGGAGTTCCTTTGCGACCAAGAACATAGTCAAGACGTGTCTGAAGTTCTTCATACGTCTTGAACTGATCTTGAGCAACCAGAGCATTCAAGGAATACTCCTTCTTCCAGAGTGCTTCAAGTGCGTCATCATCATCTAGCAGTGCGCCAGGAGAATCAAACTCGGACTTATCATAATTCCAATATCCATCAACCTTACGAATCTTCAGTTTAAAGTTTGCACCTTGCCAGAAGTCAAAGGGGTTGATAGGAGTTTCATCTTCAAATTCAGGTTGCATTGCTGCCATGATCTTATCAAAGATCTTCTTACCAAATTTGAAGAGGAAGACTTGTCCCTCATTATGAGGATTAGTAGGGTCTTTTACAACATAGATGTTGCTGTAATAAGACAATTTACGCTTTTGTTTGCGTACAATCTCTTTGTTCTTGTCAGTCCCACTATTCCAGAGTTGACGATTATATTCGGACACAGGATCTTTCTGACCAAGAGTGGTCAGAGAGTTCTCAATATACCAACCGCCAGGACCTTGGAATCCATGAGAGTACATCTTCACCCAGGGAA